CTGGAGAGAACACTTTGAAAAGACACCGCCGGGAGTGACTCGCCCAAGATACAAGTACGTGTGGAACTGGAATCCAGACGGCACCGAAGGCTTAGTTTATGGCGCGGACAAGGCTCACGCAAGAAAAGGATATCGTTGGCGACACCCAGTGCATGAGGTGTTGAGTCCAACTGATGGAGAGGTGCAGAGTTGGATTGGAATGCAGATTCATCATTTTGCTGATCATTCAAAGTCGCGCGGACAGTACCTTCCTCTTCTTAAGAAAGCAGTTGATGAACTTCCAAACGACGATCGCAACGCGTATTACTACGCTCGTGAGTTGTTTTTTCACGGTCAAAGCGATCAAGCATTGACAGAGTTCAAGCGACACCTCGCTCTTCCAACGGCGCAGTGGCGTCCCGAGCGCGCGGCGTCGATGCGCTATCTTGCGAAGGTAGAAACGTCGGAGGCTGAGACCTGGCTTCTACGCGCGTGCGCAGAGGCGCCGGATTTTCGCGAGCCGTGGGTAGAGCTTGCGAGTCATTACTATGGCAAGAAACAGTGGGCGAACAGTTTGGCCGCGGCGCAACGTGCACTCGCGATAAAAGAAAAGCCGCTGCTGTATCTTTGCGATGCATACTCGTGGGGCGCGGCTCCGCACGATTTTGCCGCGATCGCGTCTTCGTACCTAGGCCAAAAGAAACAGGCGATCGACTACTGCCATGACGCGCTTCGCATCGAGCCTAACAACGAGCGCATGCAGGGGAACATGTCTCTGATGCTGCGCGATCATTACTATGAAAAGATCACCGCGGTTATTCCAACTAAATCAAACGTAGACGGAGCTCTAGATGTCATCGATCGTCTTCAAAAAGACGGTCAGGTAGAGACAATCGTGGTTGTTGCTGACGGACCTGACGCCTTTGCAACGTATGAAAAGTTGCTTGCCGACAAGAAAAACGTCGTGCTAAAACAGGTAAAGCTCGGCGCCGGTATTCACGTCATGTGGAATCTTGGCATCGATGTCGCGATCGAAAAAGGCACAGGAGCAGTATTCATAAATGACGATGTAATTCTTGGAGATCACTGCGCTGGAGCACTGGCGTCCCTACTTGAGTACGACAAGTCAATTGGAATTGCCTGTGCGGGATATGACTATCGTAAGTTTACAGACATCGTTCAAGATGTGAACACCGTGTGCAACGGTCGCTATGACGGCACCGGCGGACTTGCTGGATTCTGCATGGCGCTGTCAAAAGATCTTACTAAGACATGGCGCTTCGATGAGTCAATGAAGTGGTGGTACGGCGACAATGACGTGTTGAACTGGGTTCTTAGGACTCAAAAACGTCGCGCGGTTATTACAAGTGTAGCTCGCTGTAGCGGCAACAGCTCAAGTACGATTGAAAATGATCCGCCAGACAACTTTGTTCAAACTGTTCAAAACGATAAGTTGAAATTTTACATTAAATGGAACATTGAGGACTGACATGCATGGCAATGTAATGAACTGGGTAGCACGGTGCTTGGACCTGCGAAAGACGCTAGTCTCAAAGAGCACATCGGCGCGCGTGCTTGAAATTGGCAGCTTGGATATAAATGGAAGTGTTAGGCCGCTGTTTGCAAACACGATCTCGGACGGTGGATTATTCTTTGGAATCGACGTGCAAGAAGGTCCGGGCGTTGATCTTGTCGCTGATGCCAGCGTCTATAAAAGCGATGTTCAGTACGATGTAGTAGTTTGCGCTGAGGTATTTGAACATACTGCTGTCTGGCCAAAGATCGTTAAAAATGCGCACTCACTACTTGTTCCAGGTGGAATGTTTATCGCGACTATGGCCGGTGAAGGACGACCGCCACACTCGGCTATTGATGAAAATCCAATTCGCAGCTGGGAATACTACAAAAACGTCACTAAGACAGACCTTGAAAAACAACTTGCAATTTTTTCAGATTTTAAGGTTGACGTAGTTGATACTGATACTAGATGCTGGGCTTTAAAGTAGACTTTTTACTTTTCTTAGTCTTAGTTTTTTCGCGTTCTACTTTCTTTTTCTTAGCACGTGCGGCGCGTTCTGCATGATAAGCGATCACCGCATTGGCACTCGTTCTGCTGCGCCATGTGAATTCGCAAGTTGAGCACCGCACAAGTTTCATTGTTGTCCATCTGCCTCCTTCTGGGGACTCTGCAACAACAACTTCTAGTTTGTCGGGCCTCGCTGCGCAATACGGACAGTTAGGAAACCGCTGTCTACGAGCTTCTTTACCTTCTTGGTTCACAGAAAGCGCACGTCTAAGTTCGCCTTCATCTTTTCCGCCCCAAATTCCCCATATCTGTTTGTTTTCAAGAGCGTACTTTAAACAGTCACTGCGTGCTTCACATCCGTAACACAGGTTCTTGGCATCGTATTTTTCTCGTGGCTCGTTAGAGAAGAAGAATTTGCTGAGATGTTTATGCTCAGGCTCTGCGCACTTCGCGCTGTCTTGCCAGTCAGTTTGGCTTAACCTGTGCTTCAAGAGAACTCAACCCAAGTAACTTCAATGATATCGTCCACGTAGTTTCCGTCAGGAGTTTCTCCCAGTTCGTCACACACTGAATAGTCGATTTCACCATCTACTTCTCCGGCGTACCCTTGAATAACAGAAGCAGCCTCAGCAAGTCTGTACCCGTCTCCAAGAGATACTGCAGAGCCATCTCGTTGAAGTGATGAAGCAAGCGCGCGGCGAACAACATCGTGCTCTAGGTCAACATGACCTTCAGTGAAAAATACTAGACTCGAGCTAGTTAAAGGAGAATAAGAATAGCCAGTCCACTCCCACCATAGGCATTCTCCAACACGCGAGTCTTTCATACGTATTCATATTGTATCTCATGTCATCTAAGAAAAGTGATTGAAACTATACCGCAAAATATGTCTGCGGTTAAACTGAGTGAACTGAGTGGCTAGTCTTAGGCAGCTACAAAACCATCTTGATGCGGCCATAGGTAAACGTATGTTTGCGGTTTAGCGCCAGAATCTTCATCCCAATTAAATTGATTATACCAATCGTAGTTCTTGCACAGCAGCGCAGTTCTATGCGTGGAGCATAGACGCTCGTAGTACTCGCGGTCTGTCATCCAAGTAGGCACAAGTAGATCTGTAGACACTCGATTAAGTTCTACTGCGCGATCGTACGTGCGGTAAGTCTTGTCAAGCAGCGTAGACTTGAAGCCACGACTACGCCATTCAAAGTACGTTGCAGAAATGTAAGAAACAAGCAACGTTTCGTACCCACGCCACATGCGAGCGACAGGGTGGTTGTACCAGCCTTTGGGGTCACGATGATTGCCTTCAGGGTCTAGTTTAGTGTTTGTCAATAAACACTGCCATGCCTCAAGCGTCTGTTTGTGCAGACGCTTATTGTCAAGTGTTGCAGCAGTTGCTGTAAATGAATCTGGAATAGTAAGAAATGATTGCATAAGTTGTCCTTGCGTCGTTAATTAAATTATATCAACAAACGCTAGAAAACTAAACTTAAGTCTCCAGTTATCCAGCTTCTGGGTACCATTGTTTCTTGACTTTTTGACGAGAAAATCCTTTGTCTGTGTCTACAAAATACTCGCGGTCTCCAATTAGAGTTCCGCTTCTTGTCAAAGACTGTCCGCCAAGAGAGGCGACAACTCCTTTACCTACCCAGTTTGCTGCTTGAGCTGCGACTGCCTTACCCCACGTTGATTGCAAGTAGCTGTAGTCTTTCACTGACTCAAACTCCCAGTCGTCAGGCAGGCCTTGAATACGCGCTGCTTCTCGATGAGTAATTAGACGAGGCTCTGTAGGGTGAACAACATGATCTAGTGCTGAGCCAGTTAGCACGTTCGCCCAAAGATCTTTTCTCCAACGATACGGTTGAGAAAATCCTAAGTTAAAGTCGTTAGCAAGAATATTTGCACCAAGATTTTCCCAAGTCTTTGGAAACTTATTGCCATTTGCTTCATAAGCTTTTTTAAGATTTGTTCCAAGATCTTCACTGTTTTTCCAACCATCGTTGCCTACGATGTCAAACACATCTTTAACTCGCTGAGCATGAATATTTGTCTTGCCAATGTGCCCGTTTACCATGCCAGTCTCAGATCTAAGATGCGCAATAATTGGTGAAGCTGGCGCAGTGTACTTCTGTGCTTCCCACTGCAGAGGCATCTTTGCGAGATCTCCAATAACTTCCATAAGCCGTGGTAGACGTCCTACAATCGGCTCTTCAACACTAAAAGGCATTCCACCTCGTGTTGCAACCCAAAAGTATCGCGGCCGGTACGAGAATCCGCCTACGTGCAAGTTGTTGTGCTTAACGTGATAGAGGTCGTAGCGTTTACCGCTTAGTTGTTCGACCATGTCTCTGTATTGAACCATGACGTCTCGCCCTTGAGTGAAAGCTTGTTGCACGCACTCAAATACAATTATTTCAGGAGCAACTTTTGCCGCGTAGCGCATAAACGCGCGTGTATGCTCGTGCGCTGCTGAGTCTGGACCACGGTTTGCAGGACCCGACCATACAGACCAACCAGAGCACGGCGGACAACCCATGACAACATCTGCATCTTTTACTGGCCATTCGTCTTCTTTACTTGAGAAGAAAGAATCCCACTTGTCACCAAGAAACTTGCGGTTTACCTCTGCGACTTTGTTGCCAAAGTCTAAAGTTCCAGTGCGCAACGTCATTTCCATTCCAGCCTGAGTAAAGCCGTAGCTCATGAACCCAGCAAGACCGTTGCAGTCAATAAATGTTGGTTTTTCCATAGTTTGTCCGTTATCCAATCAGTTGTTTAATCTTATACTGCTCGACGCAGAAACTTACTACAAACTAGCGTCGATTTCGCCGACTTCATAACCACACGCGGCGTACCCAGCTATATCTACCCATGTGTCTGGCTGAAATCCAGACTTAGAAGCGTAGCGAGCAACCTTTACAGCTACCATAGCCATTGCGACATCTTCTTTTGTCACTTCAATTCCAAAAATCACTGACCACAGCTTTGCAATTCGTTCAAAGTTGTCTTCTGGTCCTCCGTACTGTTTAGCTCTTGCTCCAGAGATAATGTCACAGGCTTCAGCAAGCATTCTTTCTCTTGCGGTGCTGTTCTTTTTCATTTGTCTTCAGTCCGTGCTCTAATTTGTACGTTACCAACGTACTCGTCGGCGCTGTGAGACACTATATGAATCTCAGTGTCGCGAGGAAGCACCGCGGTTGAATTATCTGTAAGATCACGCCATTCTTTCTCTGCGTTTTCTGCAATTTCGGCAATTGTTTTGCCGTAGACTTTGTACTCTATGAATTGGCGCATTATTTGATCCTTTTTTCCAGCGCGTACGGAGAATAGTGAACTCCATCAAGAAGCGGTGTCTTACCGTCTGTAGACTTAAAAATCACGTCTCCATAGCGTACTGCAACTACCTTCCCTCTGCGTCCATTGTGAATGCGACCAGTTTCATCTGTAAACGCGTCTATCTTCACACGAATAACATCACCAACTACGATGTTTCCAGGCTGCGCGGGCACCCAGGTTTCATCAGGCGCATCTTCTGTAAGCGGAATGTTTTGCGCAAACTTAGTGAACAGCTCAATAACTTCTTGGTTTTGCTTTGAACTGTGCTTGCCTTTTTCCCAAGCGGCAAGCAGCTCAAGTACTGTGTTGCCAACTCCTACCCTTATCTTGTGAGCCTGTAGTTGCTCACGAACCCATTGATAATCTACGCTTGGCATTACTTAACCTTTCCAGGACATTCTTGTTCAGGGCACGTGCTTACGTCAAAATCATCTAAAGCACGAGTGCATTTACTACACTTGACGCCGTCACTTTTGACTTTGTATCCTTTGATTTGACGCTGTCTGTTGACTTCCATCTTGTTGACGTAGTACGAGTCCAGTTGCTGGTCAGTTCCACCGACTGCGCATATTATGTTCGCAACAAAATGCAAAATGTCAACACACTCTTTAATCACTGCCTCGCGATTAACGTACGGATCATCGTGTTGCCACGGCTTCCACGAGATCTCTTTGCGCACCTCGGCGAGCTCATCGTCTATCGCGAGCATGTTCCAGCGCAAGTACTCAATGATATTGTTTAATTCCTGCGGCTGACTGCCTTCAAACTTCTCATAAGACACACCATATGACTCTTGCTGTAGCTGCTTAGTCTTTGCCAGCCAGTCGTTGAATAATAGTCCCATATGTCCTTACTGTAGTTGTAAATGTGTTTCTAGCGTTTGTAAAACTGTAGATCTATCTGGAATTTTATCAGCATATTGTTCTTTTTGGCTGAATGACAGGTCAATTCTATCAAAAGGATCAAGATCTTCAACGGCTGAAGCAATATAATTCCATGCATCACCGATGGCGCCACTGTCTCGCCAGTCGGTAACAACAGGAGTAATCGTGTTCATTGCGTAGGCAAACATCGGACTCCACCAAGACCCGTCTCGCCCATGAGGAGAAATTGCGGCGCCAGAAGAACCTTCAAGTTTTGTTTTAAGTGACGCGTCGGTTGATTTGTATCCGTCTTTCGCCGCGGTAAACGGAAACTTTGACGTCGCTGCAACTCGTTTAGTCCAACTTGAAGTTACGTCACTTGCCACCCAAACGTGCTTTTTTACGATAGCTTTTTCTACAGCCGTGGTTGATGGTGTGTCAGACACAAGGTAAGAATCAACATTGACTGGCTTTAGCGCTTTTGCGGCGTTATCTCCTACTTGAGCACACACTTTGTAGTGGTTGTTCCACGGCAGCTCTGGGTACAAACATGTCTTCCAGTTGTCGTTCAACAAATAGTCAACAGCTGAAAGAAGCTTATTTTTAACTCCAGGACGCGCTGCTTCGAAGTACTCTTTACGTGATGAGTAGAACTGTTTGACAATATTCTCTGGAGCTGTGCTAATTGCGCGCAGACTAGAAAAAATCTGATGCGGAGCCGGAGCGTCGATGAACATAATCAACTTATCACTGTCTTTAAGCGCGTCTATTACGCTGAGGCCGCCATACGCGTAGTTAGCTGACACGCTTGTGATTGGAGATACACCAGCAACTACAGCGTCATACTCGTCTAAAAACGCAGCGTCCCATTCAACAGAAGGCGGTTCATGGGTGACGTCGTAGCCTGCTTTCTCAAGGATATCGACAAGAACTCCTGAAAACTGCAGGGTTCTAAGATTAGCGCGAATAGACGACTGCGATGACGTCATTCCCGTAACTAGTACTTTTTTCATGCGACTGTGCCGTCTGGGTTGAGTTTAAGTCCTCTATCTTCAGTAGCTGCTCGTGTAACAATTCTGTTGCAGTGCTCGACGAACGATTGGTACGTTGGCATGTGCGGACGAAGCGCCGCCGACTGTGCGTCGGCTGCTTCTTTGAGTTCGGCGTCGTTCATAGCCTCAACCTGGCGGATAGTTAGTTTATATGGAGCGCCAAGTGGGTCGCCTTCTCCTTTATCAGTCACAAGAATTGAACCGACGCGAGCGGCGTACATGAATCGGCTACGCCACCAGCCTGACCCAGCGTGCGGGTATGGCGGCGACAAGATTCCCCAGTGATCATTGTAGAAGCCGAGAACATCAGCTTCAGTCTGAAAGCGCTGACCGCCGTATTTGCGAATAAGTTTTCTACTGCCTACGATTTCAACTGGCCACGCAGGGCTCTTTCTTTCCAACCATGTGTCGTGAGGCATCAACGCGCCAAGAACCCACGAACGCTTTTTTGTAGCCGCGTCAGCAGGTGTGACTGCTTCAAGGGTGTCATATATCGTTGAGCTCGGATCAAGGGCCTCGATTGGTCCCATAACGCTAGGCATGCGCTTACGAACTAACGTTCTGTTTCCAAATCCATACATTGGGCACGCTGGCACCATGCCTGCTGCCCATCGCTTTTCTAAGAAGTTTTTTGCAGACTCGACGATCATATTTTCATAAGGTTTTACAGCATCATCAGTGTCAAGCGAGTAGTACCTGTCGATGTAGATCTTGCCTACTGCGTTTGGATTAAGAGCAATTGCGCGTGCATATGCGGCTTCAGCGTCAGCTCTGCTGAAATAGGTTGCGCTTTCATCACCGCGTTCTCCAGTAAGAAGATATTTGTAAATCATTTCTGGGTGACGACCCAAAGCTCTGGCACCGTTAAACACCGCGCTGAACTGCCAGTCATCAAAAAATCCAACGCATGGGCGACCAGAACCAAGCGCGTACAACGAGCCCATAGCGCCTTGACGGCCATTTAACG